CGAAAGATTTCGTTGTAACGTTCCATGCCGATGATAATGTATATTCTTCAATGGAATCTGGGGAGTCCATGTTTAATGAATACATCCTAGAACCATCAGACTTGAATCTAACACCACCAGGAGCTGTCAATGAAGTTTGATTTACATATGTTGCTGTGGATATTGACCATGGTGTGGATAAATTATAAGCAGCAACAAAGAAATTACCACTAAGTCCACCAGTAACAAACATTTTAGTTCCATCTGGACTAAATTCTATTCCAGTACAATAACCGAATACTGCACTAACATCTAATTCATAAGATAAAGAAAGAGTTGTAATATTCCAAGCTGTAGACAACGTAAATTCTTTAATTAGATTTGATCCTATAGTGCTTGCAGTATAGACTTTATATCCATCAGATTTTACATACATCCCTTCTATTTGATTTCCAACAGAAACTGGAGATTGTTCTCTGTAGATGGTATTTGAGATAAAGTTTTGTGGTAAACTGAAGGATACTGATGGGGGAGTTAATCCATATCCACATCCAGAATTAGTAATTTCTACACTTACTACTGTACCTCCAGTGAATTCTGTTTGACCTAGAGAACTAACTCCTACTGCTTGGATTGAAGTTGGAGCCGTTGAAATGGATACTACAGGTACAGATTTATATCCAAATCCAGAAGTTAATGATGTAACAGAAGATACCCTAAAACTTTGAATTCCAACAGATGCTGACGCTGAACTTGTGATGGTGGGCTCTGAGAAGGTTAGTTTTGGTACTTGTTTATAACCAAAACCTTCTTCTATAATATCAATTTCTGTAACTCCACCACTTTCTATAATGCATGAAGTAATTGCAACAACAGGATTTAAATAAATCGGAGGAAATGTGATTCCAGGAGGAGTTTCTGTGATTGTTTCATATTCTGGAGCATTATAAAATGTTTCATCTACAATTAAATCTTTTGGAAGTACAACTCTATTAAATGAATCTCTTAATTCTATAGTTTCATAGTGATGTATCTCCTGTAATGCATCTTCAGTTCCATATTTACTGATTAAATAGTTATTAAACTCATTTACAGTTAATGGCCACTGATCGTAGTAATTGATAATATTATTTGAAACTAAGATAACCCAATCAAGACCTGCATCTCCATATAGTTTTTCTGCTATTTGATCTGGTCTCTCTCCTTCAACAATAGTATAATATTCAAATCCAGCAAAAACTGATATTAAATCTTCTCTTACTTTTACTCTTCTGAATATATTTTTTGCTAAAGTTGTTTCATCATTAGATTTCGTATTTGGAAATCTATTTACATATTCAACGTTTGGTAGTTCTGTAAAGTATGCCATATTAGTAACCTACTGCGTCGTTAGCAACTGGAGAAAGATCTGTTCTTTGTGAGTTGACTGTATCTTGATAATCGACATCATAAATTGGTTCAAGTTCTGCGAATTGTAGGGTTATTCTTGTAGAAACTGGTTGACCTTCATCATATGCAACCCAGAAACCATCTGGGGTATAATCTGTTTGCATAGAAACCAACGCACAAGTCTTAAATCTACTGATTGCTTTATTTTCTCCAGTTGTTGTTTTAAATTCCAATTTGAATACATTTGGAGTTTTAAGAAAATAAGATGCTCCTCCTGCACCTCTACCAGATCTCTTTTTTGGTGACATTCCTTGTTTAAAGAATCTGAGTATTCTCCTAATCATCATCGCTTCATCTCTACTTCTTGCTGTTAGTCTATAACTAACACCAAAAGATCTTAATTGGGGTCCGTTGAATAACAACTCTAAATTATTATTTGGAACAATTCCTGCACCTCTAGCCAATATTGTTTCTATTTCAGTTCCAAATTGAGCCATTTGAAGAAGTTTTTGAACACCAATGGTTCCCATTAAACCTCTCCCTTCTGCTGTGGCACTTGCTTCGTTAAGGAGTTTACCATAAGCAAGTGTTTGACCTCCTGCGGATGCTCCAGATCCTGCTCCACCAGCAACACTGCCGCCCATCTTACTACTAATAAAAGCACCCAACCCAGCGCCAACTAAACCTGCTGCTGCATATTGTCCTGGATTTTTTATGACATCTGCCATCATTCCAGCACTAATATTATTCATTTGATCTGGACCCCATCCAACATCCTTGGTTTCGGAGATACTAGAAGGCATAGGAAAAGTTACAGTTCCTATAACTTTTTCTGGTCTAAAATCACTACCTCTCTGTAAACCATTTTGAATAATACTTGAAAAGTCTCCATTTAGAAGTTGATCTCCAGCTGGAGCAGCATACTCAAATTGACTTATAAAGAGAGTATCCTGTTTCCTGGAATTCATATCAATTGGATACTTCAATCCTTTGAAAAGTAATTTAGCTTCATTTCCAGCTCCATAGTCTTGATTTGCTATTTCTCTTATAGCTTCACTTGGGTTTATTAGTGCTCCAAATGCTGCTCCTATGTTTCCCGGACTTGTAGAATTACTCGAAACACTTTGACTTGGAGTTGATGTACTTTGACCCGGAGGTTGTCCTTGATTCTGTTGTTGGGCCCAAGCAGGTAGAACTAAACCAGCAGAAGTTCCACCTAAAGCCCTAAACGAAGTTCTTACAGAAGTTTGAATATTTTCGTGTATTGTTTGTTGTTCTTGTGAAGATATTGATAAAGAATTGACACTAGAAGAATTCCATTTACCATCCGTATAAATCGCTGGTGTCCCAGTGGCAGCATTTTGTTGAATGAGTTGTACTTCACCAGTACGTTTATTGTACTGTAAATTATAATTTACAGAATTTTTTGTAAAGTATGGTACTGGTGAAATATTTTGATATGTCACTTAAGGTTTACTCCAAGCTTTGTGATTTGGAAATGGTTGACCCCTTGTATCAACAAATTTTTCAGTTGGTAATATTGAAACGGAGGGCCAATCCTTTTCAGGAACTCTCAAAAATCCCCCTCCAACTCCAGAAAAAAAGTAACGATGAATGCTATTACGAGGTACACTTACGGTATCTGAATTATTTATTAGGCTTTTTGCTATTCCTTCCCTATATTGCCTATTAATATAATGCAAATTTATTCCAATGAAATAATTTTTACTGTAACTTACTTCAGTAACATACGTCAATGGTTGAGTATCAAAAAATTTAAGTCCAGGAGTAGATGCTCCGTAGATAAAAAAATACATCTTACCAACTTCTATACCTCCTGTATCCATTTCATTAATATTAAATTGATCCAGTTCACCAAGATACTGTCTTAGTTGTCCAGTATACCAATCATTTTTTACATTTTTTCCTTTGGTTTTTTTAATGAGATCGTATCCAAAACCTTTTCCAGGTTCGAACGTGCCATCGAAACTCATATTCCTAAATCCTCCTCAGTCATGATTCGGAACTCATAATTACGATCTGCACAGAACTCTTTAGCTGCTTTCCATTTTGCTTGGTTTTTTACCCAAGTTTGAACTTTATATGCCCAAGATTTTGTCCTTCTTTTTGGATTTTGTTCTGGCATGTCTACTTCTTTTTTGGGTTTTATTTCTATAACTACTGTTCGTGTATTTCCACTCTTATCTTTATACTTTACAAAAAAATCTGGAAAATATCTATGAACTTTACCATCAAGAGGGCAAAGATATGGAATCCAGAATTCTTCAGATTGCCATTGATTTACATTTTCATTTAAGTCACAATAACGCATGAATTTTCTTTCCCACAAAGAACGATAAACAATATTTGTGGGATCACCTTTATACTTTTTTGGATTTTCTGGACGATATTTTCCTTTATAACTCATATACATACTATAGATCCTTAAGAAATATTTATAGATGGCTGAGCCATTTAGGCCTGATTTCCCAGGTAATCCATATAGAGTTGATCCCATCTATCTTAGGATGACTCTACCAAGAAACACTAGAGATAGTAGAAGTTCTCTTCCTAGTGTTCAAGATCTTTTTGGTGAATTATCAGTTACTAGTCAATTTAAGATCACTCTTTGGTTTGGAGAAAACGTATCTACCGTTGAGTCGGACTCAAATTTAAATTCTTGGTTAGTTTCTTGTGGGATTTTTGACAAGAGTTTAAGTTCACTTCAATATGAATTCATGTGTCATAATGCTATTCTTCCAGGTTCAACCTTATCCACTTTAGAAGAATCTGGAAGTAGACAAGGAGTTATGGAAAGATTTCCAATAATGAGACAATTTCCAGAACTTACTTTAGATTTTTATGTTGATGCGGATTATGGAGTTATTCGTTTATTTGAAGAGTGGATTAATTTTATAAATCCTCTTCATACTGTAAACGGTAAATCTATCAGAGGATCTTCCAGAGGAAGTACAAGTGATGAAGTAAGTTTTGATGATGAAAATTTCTATAGAATGAGGTATCCGAACACCTATAAAAGAAAAATATCAATAACTAAATTTGAGAGAAATGTACAGTTTGATAGCTATGGGAATCTTTTAGAGTCCCCATCAATGTTAACGTATCAGTTTTTAAATGCTTTTCCAGTGAATTTAACTGCATTACCAGTTTCTTATGAAGGAAGTACAGTAACAAAGACAAGTGTTACTTTTAACTATGATCGATATGTTGTCTTAAAACACAATGGAACTGGATCACCTGACTATGAACAAAAAGTAACTTCTAGTGGTCAACAAATATTGTCTGCTACAAATAACGGTAGTGGAAGTCAATCCGGACAATCTATTCAAAATTCTACCAATAATTTACCAACTCCAACAGGTAATACAAGATCTACTACATAACCCGCACTAAATAATTTTATCTGAATTTATAATATTCAATGCCATTACCAAAGATTTCTACACCAACTTATGAACTTGAGTTGCCTTCTACTGGAAAATCTATAAAATATAGACCATTCCTCGTTAAAGAAGAAAAAATTCTTATCTTAGCTCTTGAAAGTCAAGATATTAAACAAATCACACTTGCTATTAAACAAGTACTAAAAGATTGTATTATAACAAAAGGAATTAAAATAGAAGATCTACCTTCTTTCGATATTGAATACATTTTCTTAAATGTTCGTGGAAAATCTGTTGGAGAGGCCATAGATCTGGTTGTAACTTGTTCCGATGATGGTACTACAGAAGTCCCAGTTAAAGTGTACGTTGATGAAATCAATGTACAAAAAGACTCTGAACATACTTCGGAAATTAAACTAGATGATGATATTGTTGTAAAAATGAAATATCCATCACTAGATCAATTCATTAAAAATAACTTTGATTTCAGTGTACAAGAATCTGCAAGTACAATTGATAAGTCTTTTGATATTATTTCATCTTGTATTGAAGCTATTTTTACTGCAGAAGAATCTTGGGCTGCTTCAGATTGTACGAAGAAAGAACTTGTTGAGTTTATAGAGAGTATGAATTCATCTCAGTTTAAGAAAATTGAACAGTTTTTTGAGACAATGCCTAAATTATCTCATACTTTTACTGTAAAAAATCCGAAGACTGGAGTAGAAAATACGGTTACGTTGGAGGGTTTAACCAGTTTTTTCGGTTGACAATGGCTCACATTGATTTGGAAGCCTATTATCGTATTAATTTTGCTCTCATGCAGTTCCATAAATACTCTTTGACTGAGGTTGAAAATTTAATGCCTTGGGAAAGAGATATCTATCTTGCCCTATTGAAACAACATATTGAAGAAGAAAACTTAAAGGCACAACAGGCGGCAAATCGTGGCAATTAAATCACCACTAAATCCAGGAGTTATTGCTAGAGAACGTAGAGTTACACCAGAAGCAGTTCAGAACTTTATTTCTGGTGGTTCTCCTCTTGGATCTTCTGTGGTTGCTAGTGCTGCTAACAAAATTGTAGGATTTCAAAGAGGAACTGCTGGAGTTGCTCCACAAGTTCCAGATCTTGGTTCGATCATTAATACTTTATCATCAAATATTTTAAACAATGTTGAGAATAGAGTACAAGCAATAACTCAAAATGTAAATCAGATTGTTCAAAAAACTGTAGGAGATTTACAAAATAGATTTATTTCTAAAACAGATTCTATTGATGCAAACGCTCCGAATAAAATTTTATCCAATTTCTTGAGTTTATATGATAAAGCAATTGGATATATAAGATTTTTTGCAAATCCAAATAATATAAAAAGTCTAAATGAAAGTTTAGTAGAACTCAGGAAAGTATTCGATGAAACTTTCAAAGTCGCTAAAAGCATTCGTCAAACAATTATAAGAATAGTCGATCAACTTTCCAATCTACCTACAGCTAATGCAGGAGGTGGTGGAATAGATTTGGATGTTAAAGTTCCAGGCCCACCATTAAAAAGAGCGGGAAACACTGGAATATTAAGGTCTATGAGAAGACGCCCTGGATTAATGTTGGGTGGTGCTGCTCTTGCTGGTGCAGGCACTGGAGCAATGGTGACCAATGCTCTTCAAGACGTTGGCGGTGGAGTTCAACCTCAGTTAATGGGAGAAACTGGTGAAGGATTATCTGGACCATTACTAGACAAGTTTAATGCAATATTAGATAGATTTTCTGCTGTTCTAAAGTCATTATCAACGAGACCATCAAAACAACAACCTGG